TAGTAAATGTAGGATCTCCACCACCACCACCACCACTGGAATCAATAGTAATTCCTGCCGGACCCTGAGTAAGTGTAATACCCGTCCCAGCATTTAATTTTACAGAAACAGTTATTCCAGATGAACTAGGACTTACATTAATACCTGTTCCGCCGGCTATAAACGCAGTATTCAGTCCAATAGTTATACCTGCTGGGCCCTGAGTCAATTGAATTCCTGAACCCTGATTCAATCTTGCAGATAAAGTTATTCCTCCTGAACTGTCCAAAGATGTTGCAGTTATTCCGTTTCCGGCAAAAATAGACCCAATTCCCAAAGAATTTCCTCTGGAAATCAGTGTATTGTGTGAATTAAACAAATCGTTAAATGTGGCAGTTACACCTAAATTGGTTAAATTCGTAAATGGCATAGATTATGGTCCTGGGACAGATACTCCGTTCAAGTATTTATACGTTCCGCCTTCATTTTTTGCTAAAGTTTTTATTAGTCCGTTGGAACTAAATGTGGCTCCTTGTGTTATTCCGATAATATTAATTTGATATCGATCAGCTCCAGGAATTGCAGATCCTATAGCACCACCAGAATTATCGTTTAAATTTGAATCAGTTGTTGGAGTAATATATTGTGATTGGATTTCTAGTCCTATGAAATTACCAGATTGTGCTGTAATAGTTCGTTCTGTGTTATTATAAATCCAAAATTTAAATCCACTATCGTCTACCAGATACCAGTCTTTTTTGACTGTAATTGTATCCGCACTAACAGAACAACTTGTTGTCCGTAAAGGAACAGCACCCGGCCAAGAAGGTCCAGAAGTCGCATCTGTTGCTCCGATCCAATTTCGTAATAAAACAGAATGTAATGTAAGATTTTTATAATAAGTTTCTTGAATTTCATTTAATTCTGATGCCTGAAGGGCCTGACCTGGTCGAAAGGCGACTAGAACATAGTTTGCTGCAGTTGCTCCTAGAATCTCGTTTTCGAATACTCTGCTGTTGAACGGAAATTCGTTTAATGGGGTTTTAGAAAAAGGATATTTCATAAGTATGGTCTGACATATTGAATTGCGTACGATACGTTGGAATTTGGAGACTGGTTATATTCCGAGTTAGGTATTGATTGAATACCTGTTACTTGAACTGGAAGAGAATTGTTAATTGAATTAGTAATTAGTGCGTAATAATTATATGTTATTCCGTCTGAGTTATACGCAAGCAGATTATAATTAATTAGATTTACAATACCGGTAAATTGTTCAGGAATATTGAATAAATTATTGATTCCGTCTATAGCTTGACTTTCATTGTTGGCACAAACAAGAGTTATTGCAGACTGTAATTGAGAAATTACACCAGCAGTCAGTCCAGAAGAAGTAACCGTTGCACTCAATATTTCAGAATATGCTTCACCTCTATTGACTAATGTAATTCCAGTAATTTCTCCTGTGTTTCCTATAATATTACTCAAAACAAATCGAATATCTCCACTAGATCCAGTGCCGCTAGATATTCCTATAGTTGTATCTGTAGGTATTTGCATTCCCAACAGATTGGAATCAATAAAAGCTCCTAAAATTGCTCCTTCTGGAAGATTGGATTCTAGTGCAGTTTTAGCTGCCTGCACCTCAAAATTATTTGAATATCGCCAATCTGTTATTGCAGAATTAACTTTGTCTGTTATACTATTTAAAGAAACAGACCCAGTTACAGGCAAAGATTCTGAGAATATTGTATGATATTTAGTGCTCAGTGTGGATGATAATTGTTGACAGTCTGGACATGAAGTTACTAATAGTCCGGTTTGATGACTTCCATTTACCAAAGAACCAGTAGTTCCTGTACTATTTGGTTTATATATTAAACAATAACCAGTAACACCAGAATCGTTACAAAAGCTTTCAGATTTACGGTCAACTATTTGTCCTAAAGCTCTAAACGATGGAATTCTAGTATATTGACTGATTCTTCTGTTGAGATCTACTGGAAATGCTAGAGTCCACTGATATCCGTCCTCTAAAGGGCCGGAAGCAGGAGGAATAGTAGAAGGATTATGTCTATTTTTTATATTTTGAACATTATTAGAAAGACATATCCATACGTAATTAGACCATTTAACTAATGACGGATGGGCATCACCCAAAGAATTTCCAAAAGATGAGTAAACTGAACCCCTTTTCCATTCATCAATAATCTTAGCAGAGTATATTTCAGTTATTAGAAAAATATGAAACGGATTGTCTTTGACTTGTTTAGAAGACAATACAGACAATCCTTGTAATTCAGGAGGAAGATATCCAGTTAAAATGTGATAAGTGTCAGGCATGGTTAATCACAATCTTCTGCAATATTTATATTAGGATGTGTTGCGCCCATAGAATATTCTAACTTATACATATCTCGTATTTCCATGTCTTGGAATCCTGTTTGACCCGTCATTCCTATGCTCCACGACGGAAATACATACGAAGGAGCTCGGAATGTTCCAATTAAAGAACATCCTCCTGAACTTCCAGTTAATCCGTAATAAGTTATTCCCAGAATAACTAACTCAAATTGAGGATTTCCTCCGTAAGATACTCCTAATATTCTATACGCAGAATAGTTTCTTATATTAGGAGTTTGTTGTTCAGTTGTAGTTGTGGTAGATCCACCGTCTCCGGTTACCGTTGTTAAATCAAAATTAAAATAAAAATTTGTTCCTGCTGGATGTAAAACATTTTCATATAATTTTAATAATTCTGGTGCTGCAGTTATTCCTGTTGCATTAACAACATACGAATATTCAGTAAATTCTCTTCCGTTTTGTAATCTATTTTTATTCAAAAGACCTAAATTGGATGTTCCACTGAAACCGTTAGGACCGGCAAAAAAGCCTCCATTTAACTTTACTATGCTGTCTCTAGAATAGTCTATCCTAAATCCTGTTGTTCCAAACAGTTTAGTAAAAAATATATCACACGATTCTGGAGATCCTTTTTTGATTAAGAATTTTGTTTTAATACTTCTAGTAAACTCAGAAACTACTCGTCTTCCTAACACCCCGCCATCACGACGAAGAATATAACTGTCTTCTTTGAAATACGGAAAATATATAGAATTTAATTTGCTTCGAAACGAATCGGAAACTTCTTCAATATCTGTTATTTTTTCCAGATCTGTATCCAATAAATATCCAGATCCTCCTCGATCTGTATCAGTACAATACAACCAATCGTAGTATTTTTGTATAAAATCAAAAACTGTTACAGAATTTACGTTCTGATTTTTTTGTTCTTGGATCCATCCTGGAACAAATTGATCTATATCAATAACAGATTCACAACATAATTTTTTGAATAAAATTTCTGTTTTTAATTTTAGTAAATTATTGGATATTGTAGATGCAAGGCCACTTTCAGGAGGAGTTCCACTTGGAATATAACTTAAAAAGATACTCATCCTTAACTCGTAATATCTAGTTCATCGAATTTTATAAGAGATTTTATTACCGGTAACATGACAGAAGATTTGTTTGTTATACTTAAATCGGGAGTATCGTTCCACAGCTTGTTTAATCTGATGTAACCAGAAGACATCAAAACTCTACCTACATCCAGATCTACTTTAGTGTTGTTGGTGTTAAATATCTCGAGTGGTTGAATTTTACTTTCTGTTGTTGCAGGTAATCGAATTGTGTATGAAGGACCATTGATGGTTGCGGTAAGAATCGTGGAACCGTTTTCTGTTAACGCGTTTTCCAAATAAAATTCAGAGAATTTTTGATCCGGGGTAGGTGTGTTAATAACAGTCTTATCGTACTCAAATGAGGCTACCTCAGACGAAAATTCCTGTAAAACTAGTTCTTTTAACTCAGAAAAATTAAATTTTCTAGAAAATCTAAAAGAATCGAAATTGGAATATAAACTTTGAAATAATGATTGAATTTCTGTCTCTATTGCGTTCTTTCTACCATCATTTACTCCTGGACGATAAACAATTTTTGTATAGATCTTTACTGTGTATTGTCTTGGAACAACATATTCTGGAATCAGTGCAAGTGGATTCTTTTTTCTTAAATAGTCTATTACTACACTAGAGTCTGGATTTGAAGTAATATTCTCGTATGACACAAATATTCTTCCTGGTTTAGGAGGATCTAATTCGTTTCCGCCGTATACTACAAATAAATCTTCATCTGTAAATTTATCGTCTCTTATTAGTAATGCGGCATAATCTCCTTTAGTTACTGCTCGATCTTGACCTGAAAAAACACGCGGTGCAATGAATTTTACAACATCTAAATCTGGTTCATCGTTTCCGCCTGAAGATTGTTTAACTACAGACTGGGCACCAGTAAAACTAATTATTCCGTTTCCTTGACTACCACTAGATCGAAGATATCGAACTCGTACCGTATCAGAATTTAAAATAGATTTTCCTAAATTATTTTCTTTTCCGAAATGTATCTCGAATAGATCTCCATTTCTTTCAATATAAAAAATAGTATCATCGTCATTTGGAAAATAATTAACATTCTTCCATGTCGTTGTCACTGGTGAAGATCCGGAGGATGTTACGGTAACATCAATAGTACTAATGTCTACATTGGAATGAGGTATAATATACTTTTGTTTAGTTAAATCTATTTCAGAAGAAATTATCTGATTAACAAGAATGCCTTCTGTTATGGTTACAGGACTGGCAGTTCCTCCTGCTTGTAAATTATAAAAATTAAATACAGAACCGTTTGCTGCTATTCCTGTAAAAGACGTGTAGGCTAGAACCGACCCAGATACATTAATTTTTGCTTGTGCAGATTTCAACCCAGGAACAGTATACCCCAATGGTTTAACCAAAGAAACAATAGATTTTGTTCTTTGTGCAGAATCCAAAAACACTTCTGCTGCCAACAGGTTAGAATAAAACGCATAATAATATGTGTTATAGGCCAACAAATCAATAATAGTTTGTATTGCAGATCCTTCAAAGTTGTAACCTACAAATGTGGTTTGATTTTTAAGATAATCCGTGAGTGATGTTTTTATATCAGAAAAATCGATTTTTGTTAAATTAGGAGGAGTAGTTGTCATTTTATTATGGTATGATTGTTAACTGAATATTTTTCTGTGATTCTTTAGTTTTATCATTTTCTTTTACATCAAATACCAATTTATTGTTATTAAAAGAAACTGTCACATCTATAATTCTTGGTTCAAATTGTAAAATACTAGTTTTAAGAGACTGTAAAAACTCGTATTGTGTAATAGGATTATCAAACGTAAGAGATTCTATTTTTAAATTTGTTCCAAATTCTTGATTAAATTGTCGTTCTCCTTTAATGGTTAACAGTATGTTTTTTAATGACTGTTTTGTGGCATTAACTCCAGTTACCATATTAAAATCGTTCGTATACGGATTTTTAGTCAAAAAGAAAGGAATATCTACGTAATTTACTTTGTCTAATAGCATTGTAATATGTATAAAGCTTTTATTAGTCTATAGTTTGTTTAGGCAACGCAGTTCTGGCCAAAGTAAGATGCATAGCATAATAAGTTTCTGATATAAATTCGTAAAGAATTGAAGTTATAATCCACATCCCTGAATTTAAAGTATTTTTTATTCCTTCATTATAATGTTGAACTTCAATAATATCTCCTAGATTTATTGGTTCAGATCGATATCCATCCACTTTTATTTTGATTTGATTTAGTCCTAGATGAGACATCAGGGCATATCTAAACATTGGAGTTGCCTCTGGTGTTTCCCAGAAAGTAGAGTTTATTTTAGTGTAGGCCAAATATTCTCCATAACTATTTCCTCGTTCTGGACAACCACAAGAAGATTCACTATACGGATCTTCGTAATTACAACCCAAATAATCTTTTCCTAAAACTGCCTCTATTCGCTTACATTCGTTTATTTTGTTGTATTCTTCGAATATTTCCAGATAAGTGGGTTCTCCATCGCCTGCAGTTCCTCCTGTTGCTCCTCCTGTTGCTCTTTCTGTTGCTCCTCCTCTTGCTCCTCCTCTTGCTCCTCCTGTTGCTCCTCCTGTTGCTCCTCCTGTCGCGGAATATAAGATATCTGGCCTCATATTTTTAGCAGGACAAAACATATACGGATCTGTTGTGGGACCTCGTATTGTTTCTCCCATATTATGAGAACAACTGTCTAATCCTATTGTTGAACAATTTATTTTTTCTGTTGTATCCGCATTTGCGTAAACAATGAATTGAGCAGACCAATTAGAATCAAATAAATCGTAGTTTGGTTTATTGATCGGTGGTTCGATTATTCCGTAATCACTTTCTCCACTTATATCCCATTTCCATACATCTTTTGCCAATAATCCTGGACGATATATTGCACCGTCTCCTATTTGTACCGAATACGTAGTAGGAGAAGTAACTGTACTAAAATTGTTTAATTGATCAATATAGTCTGGATTATAAATGTTTAAATAATTCGGCGGTTGAACTACTAATCGTAATAAATTTTCAATTGTTAATTTGTTTGGATCCCATGGACCTAATTCCGGACCAGTACACTTTGGTACTGGTTCAAATGGTCCTGTCGCGCAAATATCAAATGTTATCGACATAATTTATAATCCTTTAGCCAGTTGAACCCACATAGGGATCTTTAATTCCATACGGATGTTGTCCCGTAAAACAGCTCCACGCAACATTCTTACAGTCATGGAACTCAGCAGAACATGTGCATCCCGGGTGTTTATCACATATGTAGTAATTACACGGACAAACCCCGCAGTCCTGCGGAGTCGGGATCGGAGGACCCTGAATGAACTCGGGACACTCACAGCACTTCTCTTTTGCTTTGCAGGCACAATACTGATCCCACTGTTTGTCACAGCAATATTCATAGCCTGGAATCGCACAGACACTTGAGCAACATTTCCCGGGGTTCGTCTCGCAAACCCCGAAGGTACAGGTTTCCACATCGCAATTCAAACAAACATCTTTACACACTGCTGGATTACCATCTTCCTTCGTAACAGGACCACTAGCTCCACAACATGGACTAAATCCATAGCCTGGATTGTACCATTCCACCTTTCCATGTGATAATAGTTCTTTATCGTATTCTCCATAAAATCCAGTAATATCTGTACAAAATTTATCACAGTCCATTCCGTAAGTACCACACGGACATTTAAGATTACAGTTGTATTTATGCATACAAAGAGGAAGATCACATTTTTTACAATCTTCGCATGTCACTCCCTGGGGACAATCTTCTGAATTGTATAATAAATCCAATCCTCTAGTTTTTCCACCAGTCCATCCCCCAGGATTATATTGATCTGCTGACCACAACAATGCATGATGGTTTCTACACTCACACGGACATTGTGGTTTACCACAATTACAAAGCCATTTTGCTAGAGTTCGGCATTCTTCATCCCATGCCATAGTACAGCATCTTGGGTTGTAAGTACATACTGCCGCTTCGCAGTTTGGATCAGTAGTACATCCTATCGGAAAAACACACCGACAATACTGAAAAGTTGCTCCTGATACTCCTGCTGTTGGTTCGAAGTACCAAAAATCGGAGTTCGTGTGGTTACAATTACAGTCCGACGGTGACTTCCAAAAACAAGTATCTATGTCACCGTTCTCGAGGAGGTAGGATGGACATACCCAACAATTATTTACTCCGCAGGGAACACCGTTTACATCCCGTCCCCGAGTATTGCCGCCGCAGTGACACATTTCGTCCCTATTAGCCCGGAAAGCCACAGTTGGTTGTATTTTTTCTAGTTTAGTATAATATACTCCTCCTTCCACTAGATTGAGCCCTATTGATCCGTCCTTAGCGGTTGCACCTTCAAGGTAATATGAACTAAGAAAATCTGTACAACAATTTTGATAATATAAACCCTTTGTTGGATCAGTCTTCTGTATCTCTGTCAAAACTTGCTCTTTCACAATATCGCAAGGACGATCTTCTATTGCTAAATCTGTAAGTGACCTCCATATACCATCTTTGTAATAATAAGGTAACCGCTGACATGGTTGCCAGGTTTGTCCATCTTCTCCAAAAGGAATTACACCGTTTTCTATTTCAGTTATTCTGTCCCATAATCCAGGATGAGGCCAACATTGTCCAGCATACGAATTTTCTAAAGAGTTTACAGCCAAATAAGGTGTTTTGCCTGGGTTCTTCGGCATCGGGCCGGAATATGGGTTAAACTCCCATAATATTTTATTGCCCTTTCCTTTTGGGCATGTTTGCGACGGGGGGCAAGTTTGAATTCCTTGAAACGTAATTGCGTTATTCCATATACGTATAGGAGTTCGACAACATCCATCTTTACCTGCTCTATGGAAAGTTATACCATCAAAGTAATCGATTCCTGGCGAGACATTCGGGCCCAATGGCATCATGCCTACATACTCTGGTGCCCAGTATCCCAACGGTTCAAATCCTTTAATTTTTGTCAATATAGGGAACGAGTCACCCGATCCGACAGTATTAAAAGGTATTTGCCATGCACACCAACTTTGATCTGAAATTCCTATATATGTACCATCCTGCAATGGCCCAACCTTGGTTTGGGTCTGAGCCGAGTCGCCGGGATGGAGTGTCACAATGGGCCCTGTACAATTTTCACACTGCTTTGGTGGATATAATGTTCCTGGTCCCGCAAAGATGTGCGAGCTGGTTGCGTACTTATCGTAAGCATTGCATTGGTAATTGTATGCATTAATGTTAGTATGAAATTCTGAGCTCTCAATTCCGTCTTCTATAACTTTACCACATGAACCTTTAGGACAAGGAATATCCTCTCTGAACTTTCCATGTAGTCCAGCTTCACAAAAGTGTTTAAAATCATTAAATGGTTGCCCTCCCCATGTTTCTAATAAATTCCAACGACATAAATGTTGTTGAGATTCGCCCTTCGATATCACCGGTTCTCCGTAACAAGTACAACAACCAGTTTCTCCACAACTACTTGTCCAGCCGGGTGGTTCTGGCCAACCTTCAATATTCCATCGACTTTGAGTACATCCGCCCGGAATATTGGATGAATTAAAGCATGTTATAAACGCATATACCGAATCGTTGCTAGTAAATCCTTTCCACATATTATTTAATTGAGTGGCTAACCCACCATTTGTGCAATCATCTACAAAGACATGTTTGCCTGGATATCCTAATGTTATTCCCATAGGGACACATGAGTATTCTAAATCATCGCAGCAATTGGAGACAATAGAGTTACAGGTCTCGGCGGAATTAATTAGGCCATAATTTTTTCTCAGTATTGTGTGATTTATAATCTGTCGTTCTGGATCTCGTATATTATCAATACACACCATTCTGCCTCGCGGCGTGATCGGCGCCTTATCGGTTGCCCAATTTGGCCAGAGACTTTTGACGCCCAGAGCTTCGGAATTACAGTACTTAAAGAATGTTTTTGCCCATAAATCAGGTTGCCACCACGGGGAATCACACATTGATATATTACGACCGACGCCGTTGAGGGCTCCTGCCTGCTCGACCTCTACTCCGAGACGGTAATTTATGTTCGGCACCGCGTAAACTGGCTGACTAGAATCTTCCGAGTACCAATAAGTTATAAATTGTTTTCCAGAAGTAATGAATTCTCCAGCATGATTTTCTTCCCAGTAACAACAAGATCCTCGTTTAGTCGACGAACATCCGCTTTGAGATTTGGGGGTAGGAAGAATTGGAGGCAAATTAATGAAAGCATTTGCTCTCCATGGCATTAAGGATCCATAATCTTTATATTTGGGATCACCTACTGTAGAGTTGCCCACGAAACAACAAGAATTTCCCAGGTGATCGTAACTGTAAGAAGCTCCTACTGAGTCAGTGTATAACTCATCAAAAGTTGGTCCAGCCCAGCCTGAACACGAAACTCCTTCTAAACATCTCGTTGAAACCGCCTCAAGGCACGCAACCAGTCCACTCATTTCACCGGTTTTATACCAAGGTCCTAGTTGTGGATCTTCCCAATCATATTGAGCACAATCACATATACTCTCATTACCTTCCCCCTTCGCGCACCGCTGTCTCCAAAGGCAGGTACAGCACGTTTTCATCAGGCCGTCGCCTGGTACTTTCGCATCTAGAGGTTGACCATCTAAATATGGTTCGCCATTTATGCATTCTAGGGTACTCGGAGCATCAACTGAACAAAGGTCATTAAAGTAGTACTCAGTCATACTATCACAGCACGGTTCATTCCATATGTGAGTGCAGCCGCTCGGTATCACAGTACATGATTCAATCTCACCTTTACTCAATTTTTCCAGGCAACCCTCTGGATCAGGGTTATAAATAAAATTATTAAAATGTCCAGATATAACTTGAGGTCCAGGGCCTCCGGATTGACAAAGATTATCGCCAAGTGGTAAAATCCATTGTGCTGTTCCATCAGCCGGCCGAACTCCCTGACAGTAATCCGTCATGGGTCCGAAATATGGGTTAAAATAAGGATCTCCGCCTCCCTTCGGCACCCGCGGTTGGAATTTGGGAAGCGAGGGACTATATGGATTCATTTTTGGTGCTGGAATTTCTGAACAAACATACTTGCTGTCGACAGGGTGCTGCGATCTATCTTCAATTTCTACGAAACTAAATGGAACTTTTGTATTATCCCATGCCCATTTTCTTCCAGCAAATCTTCCGAAACAAATGTTTGAAGTCAGAGACCCCTCATTTACGGATCCAGGATAAGCATTCCACTTAGTGGGGTGCCGTGAGGGTGTCGGGTAACTAACGATATTTTTTGGAATCCATGGCCAATAATGGATGCCATCGGGGGTTGGTATTCCATGGGGTTCAGTTTGTATTGCCCCAACATATCTTCCGATAAAAGAACAAGAATTTCCAAGATAAGCGCTCACTGCTCCTGTTTGCCACTCACAGGACGACGAGGGTGTGGGACCCGTATTTTTTTGAATGCCAGACATTTGATTCGACACAGCGTGTCCCATACCACTAACATTCCAATAAGGTTGAGGGCCTGCAGATGGATCTCCACCTACACCGTGGCCTATATGATACATTACATCAAATTTGTCTACTATGGTATCGTGGGGGGGTGGACTCCATTCTCTTCCCACTTTGTGTAACCATGAAGTAGCGGGTTGTCTTTTACTCCAATGCACAAGATCACCTTCATAAGGCCATGGTGATAGAGTCTTAAACGGCTTAGGAGACCATCCCCAATTAGGAAGTATGGCACGAGAACGAAAATATACGCTGTGTACTAGTCTCCAATACGCTCTTCTTTTAGTTAGATTTAACAGTTCAATCCCGAAATTGGGTTCAGGCAAATTATAAATGTCACGGTTTACTTGAAGAGTATGGATTCCTTCGTCTAGATAACAATCTGGCCAAGAAGCTCCTGGTTTCGGGCTGGCCATTCTTGCCAATGCAGGAGCTCTTTTGTCGAATTTAGCAGTAAATGGGTCATATCCATTGCCCCCTTGGGTTGATGCCGCGGCTCTTATTTCCCATTCGTCTCCTGGTAGACGTGCAGGACCAACACATTTAATTTTACCAGGATTATTATATTTATCCCTAAGAGCAAATAGTTCTGGCCAATTCAGGGGAGTTATCGAGGGCTCGCCCTCTTCATTCAGGCCAACTAAAGTTTGAATATCATCAAATATTTCTTGACGCCAATCTTTTAATTTTAAGCGATCTAAAAATGCACCAGGATTTGGTAATCTTTGTTGTACTTTATCATTAGTTTGCTTCCACGCAGCATCAGTATGAGCCTGCCAAACAGCTTCCCTGCTATCTTGCGGCATAAGTTGTTGTTTATTATAACCATATTGATATCCTAGGTTCCAATTATCATATTCACAAAGATCTTGTATTATATCTTCTCTGGATGAGGTGCTAAATTCAAAAGAAAATAAATGAACAGCATCTGCAATTTGGTGAAAAAAGAAAGGCATACTGCGGTCCTTTAAAAAATCAGATGGAAAACTTCCGTCATCCAAACAGTCCATTGAACCTTTAACATAAGTAAATTCTTGAGAAACAAATGTAAAGAAATATTTGAAAAGATTATGCGGCCAATTTCCTATGCCGATTATTTCGTTTGTGTGGGGCAAAACTATAGGATATGACTTGTATTCTGTTTCTCTTGCAATTCGTTTTGCTGCAGAAAACTTTTCACCACATACAACTTTAACATATTTTTTGTTTGCTGTTCCTCCACTTACTCCAGAAAAATTGAATCTATTGTTTTCAGAATTGCCCCAACAATAAATTGAACCATCTATTGAAATAGCACAAGTGTGATATGCACCACACGCAATAGACTTTATTGGAATACAGTCCGGTCCAGGACAAGTTAATTCAGGTGGCGGAGCAGACTGTCCAAAATCATTTTCTCCGGATTGTCCAGTGAGACCAGCTCCCCAACAAACAACAGTTTTGTCTGTTTTTACTCCACATGAATGAAATTTTCCTGCTGCAATGTCTATAAATTGTATGTTGGTTAACTCATTAGGAATCTTAGATTGTCCTTTATCGTAAGTTCCTCCTGCACCCCAAGCATAAAGTTTATTGTCGCTTTTTATTGCGAGACTATGATAATATCCAGCAGCAACCTTTTTTGCCATCCCAACTTGGTCCCGGGAGAAGTTGGTTTGTTGTGCATAAGAAGCTCCCCAACAAAATACGTTAGACCCTCCTTTCTTTGAATAATTGTTTATCGCAACATTGTGATCTATTCCACAGGCAATTTCTTTCCAAGATTGAACACCTTCACATAAATTTAAAACAGCCCTTTGATGAAGCTCATACCTTTTGGGATGACCTTCATACCCCTTAGCTGTAAACCAGCCATGGTTTGCCTCTTGTCTTGATAATACATGACTAACTTCTGACTCAACAAATGTTCCTGTTCCTCCGAATACATTTGAGTTTTTGGATCCACCAAAAGGAATAAAGGCATTTTCGTCTTCCAGCATATGACCATGACATGTGATAATATCTGTTCGATAGCATTCCCCAAAACATGTTGGCAATCGAGTTTCCATTGATGGACTACTGCTCCAAAAACCATTGTCGTCTATAGCTGACACTAGACCTTCTCTCGTGTCGAGAGGGCAACACGGTTGCTTTCCCCATGTGGTTGGGCATCCCGACTCGTCATCTGTTGTGTAAAAAGGATATCTACAATCTAAACATTTCTCAGCACAGTTAAAAGATTCAACATCTTGTTGGACGGATGGGCATGGCGGATCTGCGTCGGGTTGGGTTTCACCCCCTTTGTGTGGTATAGAGACATCCTCCTCTGCGTTTGAACATTTATTAATCTCCCGTATATCTTTCGATTCCCAATCCTTTGTGCAATCACCATTCCAATTAAATGGAGGGAGTACGTCAGGCCAAAATAAGGCATTACTAATTTTTTCTGCTCCATAAAAATTTATTGTTGAGTCTTCTCGATCATATAATACAGTTTCTGTTCTTGGACATATTTTCATAAGCGATCCAGTTGGACCAGTTTCTTCCCACTGTTCATGGTTATAAGAAGCTTCACATGATGGTGGCCACATTCCAAATCCAGTGTATGGTACGTCCCCTCGTCGACTGCCATGGCATCCATTGAATGCCGGCAAGCGCAAATTGCGGCAATCCGTAAGATAATGTTCCGGTAGATGCAAATGGAACCCACTTACTAGGCCGGGTCCGCCCCAACCACTGCCGTCGCCATCGCCGTCGCCACCGCCGCCACCGCCGTCGCCACCGCCGTCGCCACCGCCACCGCCGCCACCGCCACCGCCGCCACCGCCACCGCCGCCACCGCCACCGCCGGGACCGCCGCTCACGGAGAGCGGCGGAGCCCAATCCCCTTTGCACGGCTGGTCTTGGGGGGAACTCTGAAGTGTATATTTTGAATATATACCTGCTGAAGTTTCTGTTGCACCATTTTTTCGTATAATAATACATCTATCTCTGCCCGGTTCTCCTCCTACACTTAATTTTTCGGCACGAGACCACTTAGGCACTGTTGTCAAAGGAAGTGGAAATAATCGGGGAGTACCCATATCACTGAGTAAAGCTTCAGAAGACGGGCCCGTCTGCATGCGCATGTTAAACCTATCTCCTGCCCATGGGCCATAGGCCCAATGGACATGTGCCATTTCTCCGTTGCCCACACCCCAGTTATAACGAAGTATATTATAATGGGGAGGATTTTCAAATTCTGGAACTGGTCTAAAAAGTCCTCTAAGTGTACTGATTCCTTTACCTTCCATCCAGTTATACGGGAAAGTAACTAAAACAGGATGACCGTATCCTGCTAAATTTATATACGATCCCGAGGCTGTCCCCCCGTATTCGGTTCCACCTTCAGAAGTTTCTTTGTAATACCAGTATTCTCTTCCATCATATCTTGCAAGAGCTGCTAACATATCAGGACCCGCTGCAATATCTGCACAACCCTCATCGATTGATGCTGTGTGTGAGGTGTCGCCAATAGTCCCAATAATGTCTATACCTGTATACTCAGGAATATTTCCTTCAGTATCCCCCTGAAATTCACGACTCGCAATAACTATTGGCTTTTTGTCATTAAATTGAAGTATTTCCCATATATCCGGATTTAAGTGTTCTGATACTCTTTCTTGGTATGGGGTAAGACCACACCCTAAGATAATATTTTGGGTTAAATCTACCGATTTGTCTTCCGGACAACCAACACCCTTTGATCTTAGTTGCATATATTCTTTTGTGGTTGCGGGAGGATATTTTGGACTATATGACCCTGCTCTATAAGGCATTCCCATGCCCAACCACGTTTCCGACATATATGTTCCTACTTCATTTTCTCCAAGCCATGCTTGATTGTTTGCAGGAACCCTAAAAAGTCTACAACACCAGTCCATGACGCTGATGTACCCTTCGCACTCTTCCCCTAAGGCTAGCCAGGAACACATTTGGTTGGGGTAATAACCCGTGTCATTCATAGACGCCATAACTGGAGTACTCCATGCACCATCTGGCCATGTGTCGCCCGGCGCCCATTCCGCATGGAACCCAAGGTCGTGGGTCCGTATACTCTTATATCCCGACCAATGAAATGCAAAACGAGGATGCTGGTACGAGAATTCACATGGGGGCTGCGTGCCGTACGAGGGAGCTCTGCTGCCAGGTATACATCCACATACATTTGCTGCAGGAAAATATTGATCTTGTTGTCCCAAACATCTATTTTTAGTCCACCATATTAAATTACACGCCCGCTCTTGTACTACTTGCTGCCCGGGGACGAATTCTCCTTCATATAGCTCGGTGAATCCGTCTCCTTGAGTGTTGTCAATACCTTTACTTAACGAATATCCAAATACTATAGGACGACTAGCTGGTCGTACATCTTCAATGCCATTTGCCTGCATTTGAACAGCAAGAATATCATGCAATACAGGTTTTATTCCAGCATGACAATCTGTTATGAGTCCATTTTGACTCATAATGGTATCTATGTTCTCAAAACATCCCTGGCCAGGTGGCGGCGGTGGCGGCGGCGGCAGAGTTGGACCATCTTCACAACAAGATAAACATGACATAATTTATGTTACTTTATTAAAATCTGTATTATTTAGTCTCTGAAATATTTGACCAATATCCCAACTGTCTGGGTTATACATGAGATATCCGTCAAAATCGTATTGACTTTGACGATGAACATATCCGATACGATAAAAATCAGTAATTTCCATATCATTATGTATCTTGTTTAGATCATCGATAACTTTAAATAATTTTGCTGGAACAAATAAATTCAACGGTATTGTACAAGTCCACCAAGATCTATGAGGTCTCATTTTTCTGTGAGAATTTAATAAATATCCGCTTCCCATATAAGAAGCCCTTCGTTCTGGATCAATATATGACGACAATTTCCAAGGATGATCGTCTTTGTTCCATTGTTCCATATAGTCTACTTCATCTAAACCACGATAATCGTTTTCTGGCATTGTGGCGTAGTATACTTCTTTTGTTTCAAACATAAATTCTGGCCATAAATCCATTCCATTATCTGATACATTAGTCTGGAAATAGGGCATTATATTGCTTCCTGTCCAATCTGGATGATCTTTTCTGTCGTATTCTTCCAGTTTCATTTTCTTGACAGCAACATCAAATCCGTATGGATCCATTCCGATTACTGCAACATTGTTTCTGACAGATTGTCTTCCGACAGGACCAGAAGTAAGAGAAACAAGATACGGAAGAAAATACTCGCAACCAGCGTCTCGAACAAACCCGTTTGGAAAGTCTGCAATTCTATCTAAACCTATTGGATCTTCAAATTCGATTCGAACATAAGAACTCAATTCTTCTCGTTTCAAATTAGGAGGTCTAGAGTTTGCTGTGAGTCCTGTTTGACCGGTAGTTATTCCGTAGATAAAGGTGTAATCGGATTGAGTTTGTCCTGGTACCGACAAGGTTGCCCCGCCACTGATTCCTTTCCAAATAACACCTGCTACAGTTTGATCAAATTTTTGACTAGACAATTCTGATTCGGGTCCAGGAGCTCCCAGAGATTGTAATGTAGACGAAACTTCGGTTACAGGACTGTTTGAGTATCTATTATGATATCCCGACATTCCTTTATATTGTTGATCGTAATACGGATGTTCTTTCGGAGGATCGATTTGACAAATACCCTTATCGTTTATTCCCTGATTTGTTATCTGATTACCTGGTCCTGGATTTAAGTTTCCAAACGCGATATTGTAAACCCAATTTCCTAAAGAACTTCCTGTTATTGATTTAGATTTTGCTAGAATCTCGTATCTACTGCCTCTAATATTTTTTCTAGTAACAGACTTTACACCGTATAAACTTAAAGGTTGATTTAATGGAGTAAGTCTTTTTCTTCCTTCTCCTGTTCTCCATCCAAAGGCAGATCCTCCCTGATGACTCATCAATCCCCCACCAGTGTCTCCAACAGAAAATATACTACTGCCGGGAGTTTTAGAATAAAAATAAGCGGGTCTGTCTAACCATTCCTCTACTTGTACTCCGATATTTAAAAGATGATCATGTAAACCCTGATCATGTCTTCTTAAAATATAATTTTCTGCCCTGAGTATATTAAATTCTCGTATTGCATTTTGCTTTAGAGCTATTAATACATTAGGATTAAGGCAATATTCATTATAGGATATTCTTCTAGTTTCTAAAATATCTCCAGAGGATCCAGAGGCTTCGGTACTTTCTCTTCTAGATTCACAATCTGGTAATTCGCCAGATCCTCCACTTACACCAAAACAAGCAGAAGGAATTGCGCCGTATATTTCCTTGGTTCCCCATCTATCGGTGAAATTATAAAACGGATTCAGTATGATATCAGCGGAGGCTCCAGAGGCTCCTATTGGAAGAATATTTTCTAAATTTTGTATTTTTTTAACATATTTTCTGTTGTCTTTACCTCGAACATAAACATTTTCCGAACACTCTCTACACCATTGAGGTAAATATTGAAATTTAGGTATATACGAGTGTTCTCCTACAACTGGACCTGTGCATCCTGTGTATTTTTCTCCTCCTCCGTAAGTGTTTCCAAAATTAATTGTTCGTAGAGTACAATTCTGGGGTAATTGAATATACGGAATTCTTTTGCTTAAACCAGGAACTGTTAAGTACGGTTGTTTTTGTGTATTGTTGAGTTTATCAATTTCCCACTGAGCATCAGCAGAAGCACCAGAAGCACCAGAAGCACCAGAAGCACCACTCGGTCCGGAAATACCAGATTGCCATAAATGATATGTTGGAATATTAGGTCCGGCATATTTTGGAGAATATCCACAAGGTATACCTACTCCATAATATCCGTCATCAAAATTTACCGACTCTGTGCAATATGAAATTCCTGCCGTTATTGCTGTCATTTCTTGAAATGTACTAGTAAAGGTTTTTTCGAAATAACTCTTTACACTTGTGTTCAAGAATCCGGTTTCAATAGAATAATAATTGTTAATTGTTTTAATTATAAATTCTCTGTTTATGGACTCGTTACATTCTGCACAATTAACTGTATTGTCGTTTATAAACGATATGCCAGAAATAATCCATCCGTCTACTTTTTCTAAAAAGTCTCGAATAAATCTGAGTCTATTTATATTGTTTGTAATTGCCTCTGAGTATTGCCGTTTGACCAATATGTTATTGTAATCTGGTTGACCACCAGACATTCCTACGCCGACTATAATATTTTCTGCGTCTTGTTTAAAATTATAAAATTGTCTTATAGTTTGATTGTACGGACTTGCAGTGAATCCAAGATCTCTAGAGATATACAATCCGTGTTTACTAACAGAGGCTCCTGTTACCGCAATTACTCCCATATTAGAAGCCCCTGAAGCCCCTGAAGCCCCTGAAGCCCCTGAAGCCCCTGAAGCCCCTGAAGCTCCACTAACTCCTTGAAATACAGAAGTATAGTTTATAGCATCTGTAAACGAGCCAGCTGCGTAAACTTTATATCCTTCTCCTGTTACTTTTTTATTATTTCTTTTTAAAATAGTATTAAATAAACCGTTTTGTCCGTATATACTTTCAAAAGTTGGACCACTACCTAATTCCAATGCCTCTTTGAATATAACTCGATCTTTTTCACTTCCTATTGCGTCCTTTAAACAACAAATTTTACATCTATAAGCTTCCCATTTTCTTTTTAAATTCATCAATTCATTGAATTTTTTTCTGCTTTTCTGTACAGGAACTTTAATTCCAGTTATTATTTTGTAAAAAGTTCTAAAGTCCATGGGACTCAAATCAAATTGAGATTGCCACATTCCATCCGAATCAAACGAATAACTATACGAACCTATACTTTCCCACCATGGAGAATTTTTTACATTAAATGTATTTTTAGCAAAATATCCGTATCTACTGTTATTGGCATCTAAAAATTCAATATCAGTGTGAGAATATTTTGCTGTATTTCCACTTCCACCAATCAATATAACTGGAACTCCTGCAACTAGTGTTATAGTCCCTGTAGGTCCAGCTGGTCCACTTTGATAGATATTAAGTTTTGTTCCATCTGGTGGACATTGAGGTATGAAATCAAAACATTTGTCGTAATCGTACTTGATTTCAGTTTGAGATTTTTTCTTTTTCAGACTAGATCTGGTGTCTACAAACGAATAGTACGGATCAGCAAAATCTGGTTCTATTCGTTTATATGATGCCTTAAATAATTTACTAAAATTTTGAGCAACTGCATCATGATGACTTTTAATGGTAGACAACTGATGTATTTTGTTTTCGAACATAGGATTTTCATCATTAATAATGAATTTTCCTTTGGATTCTCCTTGATACATTTTAGATAAACTTCGAAAATGCCATAGTCCTCTGTGATCTGACCATAAACAAAAATTTGCTTCAGGAAATTCAGAAGCTAATTCGGTATCTCGAACAGCATAGGAGGTAACATAACCTAATAATTCCAACAACTTCATTTGTGCAATAGGTTTCTTGTAGGGCCAAGAGTAATTATTGTACTTTACCAAAACTCCATTTTTAGTATTTTCTATATCTTCTTGTCTGTAATTGAATTCGTTTTTATCAAAGATATAGTGAATAAAACTGGGTATTATAGGAATATCAATTCCAATAGATCCCGTATTTCCAGTATTTCCGGTATTTCCAGTAGCTTCGGTTGTTCCAGTAGCTCCGGTAATTCCACATGCTGGGTTATATGTTGAATCGATTAAGCGGTTGGCATGGGATCCAATATACAGATCATATTCTTCTTGGTCTTCTTCCATTAGAATGGCCTTGAATATCCTTGACCAGCATTTGGACCGTCTCCGCCATCTGCAATCCATCCAATAAAGTCTTTAATATCTGATTCATTTTCTGGTATTTCTATTGCTGGTTTCAAAGTAGCTTCGTACAAATCCGAATTCATAAATTCCAATACAAACACATTGATTTTTTGAAATCCGTCCATTGGTCCACTCAAAGAAGCTTCATCTGTTACAACAGTTTTGTTTAAAATGATTCCTTGAAATACCGTGAAATCAAAATTACCACCATCTGTAGGATGAACTCTGGATTTAAATCCAATTTGCAAATAGTCTAACGGTTTAATTTTATCAAATAAAAAAACTCCATCTGTTTTACTTTGAGTATTAAGACAATTCAATGTTCCTGAAACTGTTGGACTCATCAAAGATTCAACAATACTTAAACCTTTTAGTAGAGTTTGACTCTTTGCGTGATTGCCGTCGGCTGGAAATAAACTTACAATCACTTCTCCCTGTTTATTAGT